GCTATCAAAGGTGAGTGATAAGCCATCGACCGATAAAGCCTTGCCACCTTGAAGGCTTCCGGCTTCCAGCACCTGCAGCAATGGCATGTTGGCGTATTCCGCCGTGGCCTGTTCGAGCCACAGCGGAATACTCGTACTGTCAATCTGACGCCCTTCTGGGTCCACAAGCCCTGTCCGTGGGAAAGCTAGGGCCTGCGTCAAGGTAGTCAGTGTACCGTCCCAGATGACCAATTGACACAGCAATGCTGTCGCCCGTCGCAATACGGCTTCGAGTGTTGCTTGTGGAGCAACCTCCCATAGTGAGATTGCCACCTGTGCCAGCAACAATGCTGTCGCCCGTATCAAAGAGACAAAACTGTCTGCATTAGTCGCCCCAGGAGTGACGATGAGCGCCATTTACTGTCGTCCTCTACGCACATAAGTCGTAGGTTCTACCGGCCCTACCGGTTCTAATTTTATATGATCCTCCCAGCGTGTCATTGTCATGGGGTCGAAGTCGCTTTGGTTAATGACCAAGCGTTCTTCCATGTTTTTTGGTGAACAGATTGCGACAACCGGGACGTCCATTCAAACACTCCTATGTCCAGAGCCTGACAGCCATATTCGGGTTGACAACCTTTACGCCCCATAAGGCATCGACACACTGAAATACCTGGCTGTTATCTGGATCTGCCCACCGCCGTGCACGTAACGATAATCCAGTGACTGGATCGACTGCCGTAAACACTTCAACGTTTGGAAGGTTGTCAGGAAGTGGAGCGGACACATACGCAAAGGCATTGCGATGGAACATCATCTGCTGAGAATGCGCAGTCGCCGTCTGGAGCGTGAACGTGACAACTGCGTCATCGGCAACCGCTGCTGCCAATGGAGGCGTAAAAGTAAGCGTCCCCGCCCCTGTGCTGAGCGTGGTGTTCGCCGACAGCACATAGCGCTGCGTATTGCCCGCGATCACAAATGTATCCCCAACGAGCAGTGTTTGCGATCCGGTACCAGCATCGACGGCAATACTAGTCACCCCGGCTGCGTATCCGCCAACGTTATTCACCGCTAAGGCCCCATCGCCGCCAACCGCCGAGCCTGTTCCTGGCACATGTGTTGGCGTATTCTGGTTGGCAAAGACTTCTACACCAAACCGCGTTCCAAGAGTCCCACGTAATAGGGTTCCTTCAGCGGCAGCCCCTGCTACTTGCGCGCTATGAAACAGCGTACTGTTTAGAAATGCCGTCTGGATTGTCCCGTCTACCATCATGTGGATGTCGTCGTCGTCCATGGGAGTTTCATTGTCAAACAATACGCCCCTAGCGCCGGTAATAAGCGTAGTGTCCGTCGCGGTCCCATAGTCATATAGCCATGGGACGCCAGCATACAACCCAGCCAAGGTCTGATCGATTTTGTTTGCAATGGCATAGGCCGCTGGACGGATATGATCTGTCATGATCTGCTCGCCCGTAAACGCCAGTTCCTTATCCGTGAGCGCATATTTGACTTCCCAGAACTGGTCTACCACAACGTCTACAAAACCTGCTCGTAGCGTACTTGCTGCGCCAGGAGCAGCGACGGCTGTAAATGTTGATGGGACTTTAATCCTAATCGTTTCGCCACGGTTGACGGCCCGCCGCTCAGCGTCATAGCCTAAATATACGCGGCTTGCCATGCCAAGTGCTCTTTGTAGAGCAGCAAGCGCCTCATTTGCATAAAAAATCTGGTTGTACCCGCCTAGTTCCGCCATGATCGGTTATTCCTTCTCTAAGTAAACGCAAATGAGGCGAGCCTTAGCCTTAGCCCTCAACGACTTCTAAAGGGATTCCGGCTTTCATTGCGGCCTCCCGCGCTGCCGTCCATTTGCGATGGTCGCGAGCTTCCGTCACGGTGATGCGTTGCGCCGTCACTGTGCCCGTATTGGGCTTTCCATTTGCAGTGATGCCACTCGATGAGGCAACGATGAGTGGGACTTCATTGATCACCCGCTTCATGTGGTCGGCGGGGTTATATGGTGTGATCGCATCCTCGCCGTACATGATATCGCCATTTGCCTTGCGGGCAATCGGCGTTTCTCCATCAATGTCGTTAAAAATTTCACCTAAACGATAGACAACATACGGAATTGCATGTGCCTCGACCTTGGCCGCAATGGCTGCATCCCGCAATACCATATTGAGGCGTTGCGACTTGGTCTCGCGTGTCGCCTTATCGATCGCGGCTTCCTTAGCCTGTATCATACGTTCAAGATCGGTAATGCGAGTCTTGAACGTCGCTGTGCGCTCATCGACCACGCCTTGCAAGCCCTTATCGTCATAGAGATGTTTGTCTTTGATGGCCTCAAAGCGCTCCTGCATCTCTTTGACCTGCTTAGGATCAATGCCATCATACTGTGCCCGGACCTCTGATAGCAGTTTGTCGGCATCCCGCCGTCCCTGCCGCTCCTGGCTGAGTGCTGTTTTCAGTCCGGTAACATCCTCGCCTACTGGAACCGTTTTTATATTGACCTTGAAGTCGGCGCCATCCTGGACGTAATACTCCCTCGCCCATTCTGGAAGCTGCGTCAGATCTGCGACACGATCAGGAAAAGGCATATCAACCTCCCGTTGACATGGTGGAAAGGCATCACGCCTTCATTCACACAAACTATTACTCTGTATATTCTAATAGAAATTGTTAATTGATTCAAGAAATCCTGGTACGTAGCTCCTCTAGCGTAAGTGGTTGCCCGGTCGCCGCATCGATCAGATCGACCAATGAGAGGCTGCCGTTGCGCCATAGCTCAAAACGCCCCGCGCCGAGAATGCGGCGTTGTTCTGCCGCTGGTTGTCTCTCAAGGAACTCCTGGAAAGTTGGCTCTTGTAAACCTTCGCCACGCCGGACATCCGGCACAATCGTCGAACGGCAGCGGAAGTGATAAGGCGGCCCGCCCAAAAAAGGCAGTACCGTCGGAGGAATCGGTTGGAACCCTGGCACTGTGTATCGCCCTCCAGAACGCGCTATACAAATACGTGTTGTACGGTTGTCGAGGATGGATACATGGCGAACTGCCCTCACGTATTCCCGATTCGCTTCATAAGTAGCCATGCGCGATTGATTGAGCACCGAATTGGCAAAGGTACTTATCAACTGCACAAGACCGCTGCTTATCCGCGCCTGGATCCCATCTTGAAATCGTGCCACGCGTGTCCCCAGGAGATTACTGATGACCTGCTCTAGGGTATCCTGTCGTTCAATGCCGCGTCGTATCTCGTCACCAATGCGCTCTATGGTGCGCTGCCGTGTCCGGTCAAGCCACACATCTAGAGTTGCCTGTTGGTCTCCTATCGGGAGCAATGCCGTTTCTATGCTGGCTCGAAGCGCATCGATGTCCGGTTGCTCGGTGACGACCCGTTCGCCAGCCCCCCGGTTAATCGCCCGAAGCGTCGCGGCTACAAGAATGGCTGCCAATGTCGCTGCCGTTTCTATAAGCGACACGCGTGTGTCTTCGAAAAAATCCCCTGCTGCGTCGATAGGATGCTCAAGATTATGGAACGTCAAGCACGTCTTGATGGCCTAGACGTAAGCAAGGACATTCCTCCGATATCCCTAGAGAATTACGGCGTCGTGTATCTGCCTGCGCCGATACAGAATGAAACTGAGTGGCCGGAGGCTCCTAAGGATGAGCCAGCTTAAAGGCGTATGGAGCCCCAATGTGGGCGGGCAATCTTGGTTCCTTCGTGCGCCATTTTGGCAGGTACTTACTGATGGGGACCGAGGTGGCGGCAAAACGGATGGCCTACTCTATGACTTTGCACAGCATGTGGGCAAGGGCTTTGGTCCGGCGTGGCGCGGCATCTTGTTTCGGCTCACCTATCCGCAGCTCTCTGACATCATTGCGCGTAGCCAACAGTGGTTTCGTCGCATATTTCCCGGGGCACAATACAATAAACAAGATCATTGTTGGACATTCAAGGACGGCGAAATTTTGTATTTTCGGCACATCTATAACGAGGGCGATTATTGGGCTTACCATGGCCATCAGTATCCTTGGATCGGCTGGGAGGAATTGGTAAACTGGCCAGCGCCAACAGTGTACGATATGATGCTGTCGTGCTCGCGGTCGCCCATGCCTGGGATTCCGCTTAAGGTCCGTGCGACCACGAATAGTTTCGGCCCTGGGCACGCCTGGGTGAAAGAGCGCTTCATCACCCCGGCACGGAATATGCAGCCGCATGGCAAAGCAGGGATGCGGATATGTCGCATACAGACGTTGCTGGAGGAAAACAAACCTCTGCTGAGTGCTGATCCATATTATAGAGAGAAACTCGGGGAAATCG